AGCCGTTTTCAATTGCACGTTGTTTTTATCGTGATACGAAAGCGCCTCGGATAGTCGTTGTACTATGTTTTCTGGAAGACTAATACTCCCGAATGTGTCGGGGTCGTTGTAGGCTTCCGCGGAAGTTTGTTCCCAGAGCACTTTACAATTGTTAAGAAGGATATTACTGAAGCGTGATGAATTATCGTTAACAAACTGAATGATTTTCAATCCAATGAGTTTATTTGGACTATACTGCGGATTTAATCCGAAAAGATACAACTTTATAATAGATAGCATCGCATTTTCGTCTCTGTGTTGGTGGAATTCTACCAAAAGGTATTGTAAAGCCACGTCTGCTTTTGGGATATCTGAAGTCTCAAATGCTGGCGGCGCATGGATGTATGACTCGATTTCAGGAATTCGAGTGTTATCAATGCCGTTCGCTTTGTCAATGGTACATACGATATACAGTGAACAAATCAACACGATCAAGCTGATGACTAGAAGAAGGAATGCCATCGAATTACACATCGAATTACACTTTAGGATTTATAGCGATTTTTTTTTCTGAATAAATCTCATGGTATGTTTGAAGAACTTGTGAAAAATGAGTTTGGGGTACCAGTAACGAAATGGAATACTACTCTCCGCTGTCATTTCGTTCGCGGTTTTTGAAACAGACTTAAAGGTAAATGGTAAATGTATTGTAATTCGATGAACAGACATAAGCAAGAGCTTGTGCGAGAATATTTAAATCAGCAAGCGGACAATGTATTTCTGGATCGTTTACTGGATCCAGAAGCGCTTCAAATTCATAGAAGCGTCTCAGCGAGTGATATAAGTGTTCGAGGAGATGAAGAAGTGGAAGATCGTGACGATGCCGAGTTCGAACAGTTCAAAGCAATAGTGAAATTTTATTCAAAAACTGACAACGAGATGAAAGAGATCAGAAGCAAGATCAAATTACTTAATCAGGAAGTAAAGAAGCGAAAAGAAAAGCTCGAAAAGCTCTCTGCCAGCATAATGAATTTCATGCATCAAAATGAAATCGACGAGCTCAACAGTAAACAGGGTATAATTCGATACAAAACATCGGTAGTGAAAGCGCCGCTCACAACGAAAAAAATCAAAGAAGAGTTGTATGAGCGACTCGAACCATATCCTCAAGCGAAGGCCATTTTGGATAAAGTATTTGAAGAGCGAGATAAAGTCGAGAAAAAATCTTTGAGCAGGATCGCTCATTAACTTAGCTTTGTCAAAATATTGTTATTATGGAGTGGTGTTGTTGGAACGTCTGGTTCCGCATAGTTCTGCAGTATTTTAACAGCAGATAGCTCATTAGCTTTTTGTTTCGTATTTTTTTCTAACTCACTTATAAAAGATGTCGTATTTTGATTATCTCATCCCTCTCGCGTTGTTATTTACATCGATAATCGTGTTCAGATTCGTCTTCAAAAAGATCGCTCGTGTAGAAGGTTTTCAAGAGAAATCGAAAACAGTGGCACCAGTTCCGAATGATCAGGGTGTAAAACTTCTATATGAAATACGTGGGATGATGTTGAACAATCAGAACGAAATCGATAAGCAAATCGAGGCTCTCAATGATAAGAAGGATTCATCGGTCGTGCTTGATAAAATGTCCGAATTAGAAGATCTGTTGAAAGGTGTACGGCCGATGACCGTTGACATCGAGCCAAAAATAAATCTCGATGAACCAGACGATGAACTCGATGATAAAGAAGACGACAACGGTAAACAAGATGATCAAGATGGCGATGCCAATGATGATGAAAAAATAAAGGTAAATAAAAAAGGAAAAGGAAATGACAAAGTGAAAGGAGATGGAAATGAAACACTTGATAAACAACTTCAAAAACAAAAGAAATCTTCACCCTCCATAAAGAAAAAGTTAAACCCGAAACTTGAACAGCCCGTTGATGAAAGCTCCGACGACGAAGCTGAAGAGCAGGGATACGTAGAAGAATCTTTTGTTGACGGCATCGAATATTCGAACTCGGCTATGAACTGTTATGAGGTCAATTAAATTTTTGTCGGTTCTTATGCACCCTGATATTCGGACCACGCTTGCTTTTAAAGGCATCCGGATCATACTTATCTTCGTCTTCGTCAGATGCAGATATGTTTTTCGAAAGATCCCAGTAATGCTGCTTACATACTTTGAACGGTCCATGAATACTCGCTTTGTACCAAAAGACACATTCCTCTAGTTTGTTAGACGAGGTGGTGTTGTCGATGACAATACATTCGTAATTTTCGGTGCACTGGTCCATTACTTGGCAGAAAATCTCAAAAGTTGGAAACATCCCGGCATAATTATCGTACAGTCTTTTCCTGTTAGCCACAATATTCTCACGAAGGATGAAAATAAAATCTATGTTCGTCCGTAGATTAGGCGGGATGCCAAGTGGATATTGCATGGACAATATGAAAAACATTTTGAGATGCCTACCATTCATGAATATAGTTCGGACGTCTTTGTGTTTCGTCCACGTCGAATCATACAAACAATCATCCAATATTAAAAAAGCTCTCGGATCAATGCTGTCACCACCGGGTTGGTTCTTTCTCTTCATGATCAGTTTCTGACGCGCAACTACATTCTCTATGATTGAAGCTTTATATTCGTCATGTATGAGTATCTTTGGTACCATGTTACCGAAGAATTGGTTCGCAGATTCAGTCCCACTTATCACAGTCCCGATTGGCAACTCCGTGTGATTTGATAGCAAATCAGCAATTAAAACAGATTTTCCGGTATGACGTTTGCCGATCATGACAACGACCTTGTCGTCTTTTATTTGAGTGATATCAAACTTTTTGAGTTCTAGCTTCATTGAATTTGTAAGAGAGAAAAATATATTACGATATAGCGCAATTCGACGACTGTTTTTTGATTCGGCGGCAGTATTGCCCCCAATTTAGTTGCTATGACTCAAGAACGATGTCAGTTTGTGACATAATGAACAAGGACACGTCGATCCATCAAATACATGTTTGGCAAGAATACACGCGAAACTTTCATAAGGGTGTTCGATTTGAACATTGATTTTTCCTCGAAAATGTTTGATCAATTCTTCGTACGTTGTTGACGTGCGTTCACCTTTCGGTTGAATCTGTATTTCACGCAATTTCGTGTCAGACAGCGTCTTTGATTGCGAATTTAACAGCATGACGGTGTACCGACCGTTGTCGGTATACAGTATGTTATTGATGTCGGGATTATATCGAGCATTCGCATGAGTTTCGTGGCAGAGGTCATAGACTGTCATGTCGAAGTCATTAATAAGAAATTTGTTAAACTCAAAAACATGTTTTCGTTGATAAATATGAATCGCTTCGTGAATTAACAGCTCGACTCTTTCATTGGGAAGGAGTTCGAAATATGTTATGAACGGTAAACAAATGATGTTCTGAATCGTATGCGGAAAACCGTTTTCCAATTTATTTGTTCTCGAGTCGTCAAAGAATAGGATTCGAATGGGGTCACCCTGTGCAAAAATCAAAAACCGTTCGTACCGTGACATGACCGAAATCATTCGTTGATAGTCGTCCATGACCTCCGCGAGATCCGTCTGCGGTATGGACATTTTAATTTTAGTTTCGTAATGGGTTTGATCCGGACGTACTTTTCTATTCAAATCATTCATGCGACGGAGATGCGAGTCGTACAACATTGCGTTTGAGTAATTGATATATATTTATTCAATGCATGCAGTCAAAACCGGAAACAAAAATCTGTGATAAATTTCTCTGTAACTATCAATGGATGACCCATCCATCCCTTGCGAGATTTGTCAACAAGTTGTACCATACTCGGGATATATCAATCATCTCGAAATATGCCAAAATAGGACTTCGATCTTGAACATTTTGGATCCAATCTTCAATACTTTCATACAAAATCAGATGACTCCTATGCAAATAGACATGGGTCTTGACTCTTATGTTTATCATTCTGATAATTCGAGGACATTTCATTTAGAAGACTTCTTGGATACATTTGAAATGAGTAACATGATATCTAATATTATTGATACTGTGAATAACGGATGCAATGATATACATGCGGCTATAACTACAATATCTCCCTCGAATTTATGTCACTCCAATATATGTTGTTCCATATGTTTAGAATCATTGGATCAATTACAATCTGACATAAATATTAGCAAGACCTCTTGCGATCACTATTTCTGCGAGCCTTGCATAACCAGATGGCTCCGAGACAATAAAACTTGTCCTCTTTGCAAAAACGATTTCAACGACGTTTGATAAATATATAATTTTCTCAGTAGAAAGTAATATGGTCTATCAAAACACCCCTTCTTCCTCTATAAGCATAATCAACGTGTTGCTCTTTTGTGGGTTGATATCATTGATGGTAAACAATCGTTTGAGCATAAACACACTTAAGTCGGACATGAATAAATACATTGAAAAAGATCTGACAAATCTAAAAAAAGTTTTAGAGGTAACTATGCATAACGACGAAAAGCTACAAAAGAAAACAGATTTCATCCTCAATGTATTGGAAGAAGACGAGCAAATTCAATTTAAACCGTATGATTTCGAAATATCTCAGATATCCGACAAGGTCGACGTTCCTAAAGTATCAAACAGCTGGATTGATAACATCGTTACCAATAACAAGTTCAAAGAATTGATTCGAAACATGAAATGAGTTTTTTTTTATCATTGCTCATATCCTCTGACTTCGTGATTGAAGATGCCTTGGATGTCCATAGAATTTGAACCTGCTTCATGATAAAAGACCTCCATATTGAATTTGTCAAATACGTTTGATTGATATTCGTCTACGCCTTTTTCAAGGCCGAGGATGACGTCGTCTCGAATAGCAACATTCTTGCAGTGTTCTGGCAAGACAGGGACTGCAGCAGAAGCCTTGACTTCCTTGACTTTCTTGACTTCCTTTACAGATTTCGGTTCATCTACTGACTTCGTAACTTTCAAAGCCGGCTTGCTTGTGTTTTCTTTCTTCTCTTTCTTCTCTTTCTGGTCTTTGGCCGTCTTAGAATCGAACTTCTCGTTCACTTCAATTTTGGAAATGACGACATAAGATATAACTGCGACCATAAGTGCTACGCTGACATCCTTGACCATAGCGAAACCAAACACTATTACCGCTAGCAGTACAAAAATATCCCGGTTCATCTTTGTCGATACGAATCTGTCTTGAAATAGAAGGAACACTAAAAATACGGACAAACCAGTATGAATCATGTTTGAATTATAAAAAGATTTTTTTTATATTCATATCAAGATAAAATCTCTGACTTATATATAAATATAAATGCCAAGAAACACAATCGTGCGATTAAATAAACAAACTGCAGAAAAGGATAAGAAGCCTCTTTCTACGGAAAACAAGAAAAAACCTGCTCCTGCTGGAACAAATAAGAAGCCCGCTTCTCCAGGAAATAAGAAGCTTCATCCTATTTTGCAAAAAGCAGGTAACTTATTGGGATACTTCACGACTCCTAATATAAACGGATCAAACGATGAAACGAAAGATACAGTCGATCCGTTCAAAACACCGCCATCTACTCCAAACAGATTCGACCCCCCAGGTGCCCCTGTGAAGCCGGCGTTGACCAAATCACAACCATTATCGACTCTATTGACCCCGCCCTCTAGTCTACCCGCATACGGATTAGACCCACCAGGTGCCCCCGCGAAGCCGACGTCGACCTCGCAACCATTCTATAATTTGTTCACCCCGCCCTCTAGTCCACCCGCAACAACCCAACCAGGTGCCCCAATAAAGCCGACTTGGACCAGATCGCCACTGATCCCAACTATCAACACCCCGCCATCTAGTCCACCAGTGAACACTGTCCCGAATGCCCCCATGAAGCCACAATCGCCACCCATGTGGCAGGACGGGAACGGGTCTAAATCAACAAAGAAAATCGGTAAAACAGTTGGACAAAAACAAACCAGAGAAACCAAACCGGCCAAATCCACCAAATCCACCAAATCCACCAAATCCGCCACCAAAGAAACCAAACCGACTAAAGAAATCAAACAAAAAATCACTAAGGGTAAGAAAACACAAAACTAAACGGTTCAATTGAAGTATATAGTCGAACAACTGTGATCCAATCGTCTCATGGAATCGGTTACGACGCAGATGTCGTCATGTTTTGATACACCACTTGATTCAATATGCTGTTCGTTTTTCTTCTTGATCTGTTTCTGATGGCAGTTCATGGCAACCTCGACATCGTCGAAGTTTTGATCAATGTATTTTAATATTCCGTTGTCGATCGCCCACTTGAAAAAATTTAATTGGCCTATCGTGGTGTTGATGGTCGGGTAAGAACCGTCGGGATCAAGGTTAAAAGAAATTCGTTGTCGTCTTCGAAATGGATCGAATTTCAACTTTTTGTATGCCTTCAACTGTGAACGATAATCCTGATATATTCCTTTCAGTCGCTTGTAGTGCGGGTGTGGGTCTTTTATGTTTTTACAGTAGTTTGTTATGAACCAATCGATCAATCGAAGCGATATCTGCGAAGGGCCTGCTATTATTTGCATTAGGTTAGTGACATTTCTCTTATCTTCATAAAAATATTTGAGAGATACGAGTAGTAGCTCGGCAGAGTTATTCATCCTTCCTATGTAATCGAGTGTTTCCCTTAAGTAGTTTTTCGACATGTACCAACGCCAGCAAGAATGCATCAGCTAAGTCGTCTTTTTTCTTTGAATTGTTAAAATATTCAAATGTTTCGACATCAGCCAAATGCCGGTCGCGTATCGTGTTTGACGTGCATTCGATAGATACTTTTTTATTATATGTATACTTAGATTTGTACCGTTCCTTTAACTCCTGAATCAAATTCGGACAACTTTCGTTCGTTAGTTTTTCTGCTAATTTTACCTTTGTCGAAGCACCTATGAATGATAATTTGATCTTTCTATCTGAGTCCATGTTGCGCACGGCAAAGAAGGAATACAAACACATCTGAATCGATTTCATTGTCGGATTCTTATAAACAGGCTGGTTTTCTATCACTATATTCGTAATGTCCATGTCGTCATTGAAATGATGCTTTAAGTGATCGAATAGCGATACCGCCAAGACATGGAAATCCTTACACATCTTTGGGTCGATTCCTTCCGTGATATCTATGATACCCCAGTGTCTTATTTTCGAATCTTCATCTAGACCACAATATGAAAGATGCTTGACACCCACATCAAATGCAATTGTTAACATCGAGTGGTTTTTTATCTTCGTAAGATATTAATTGACTGATGAAGTTCACACGTGGCCCCGGGAGAGTGCCTTCGATAAAAAAAAGCATGATGTTATGGGTCATTTTGACACTGTTTTTGATCATAGTGACCTACTACACCGTGGTTTCTAAACGAATGCCGGTCGAACAATACAACCCCCCATCTCCATCTCCCGATGACGAAACCGTTTATTGTATAATGATTACAAGTGACAAAAGACACAGATTCATGCTTCACAGTGTGTCAAATTTTAAGGAACAAGACTATGTTAAAAAAAAACTTGTCATAATATCTGAATCCAAAATGACAGATCCTATACTTGATGACGAACGAATTTTACAAATACCCGTACCTCGGAAACACTCCATTACCCTGGGGCGATTGCGAAATATTGCGTTCGAATTCATTCCGGATAGAGCCATCTTTACTGTGTGGGATGACGATGACATTCGTTCACCGGATTATATTTCCGTGTTAAAGCAAAACCTCGGGCAGGACGATTATGTTATGATATCTAAACGGATCGAATACAATTTGAACACAAACTTCATCTGGGTAATGGAGTTGAAGCCGGGGTTCGTGCTGTACTTTGGAAGAAAGTTTGATGGGTTGAAGTATGAAAATGTTGATGTCAATGAAGATGTGAAAATGAGACAACATATAAAAAATCGATACAAATCGAAAGTATTAGATAACGATCCGAAGTTGTACATAAGAGTAGCTCACGACAGTAACACGAGTTTGCTCGTCAATAAGGAAAAAACACACATCAGGAACACAGAACGTAATAAAATGTACTTTGAACATCCAATCAGTCGAGACGATTCACTATATGCAAAAGAAAGAATCGCGAAATTTAACTCTTTCATGAATCAAACATCATAAATCAAACACCAAACACTAGATCGATGACGCAGAAGATGTAAAATGTCACTATCGCCAAGCAAGACGTCAAAACACCCACGGAATATATCGTACTACCATTCTCATGTACTCCGAATTTTCGCAGTTGGCCTTCGTGGTCAAAAGCAATACCTGGTTTTATAAGAAATACAAGTATCATTGACAACACGAAAACCAGAACACTATATGATATTCTCGAGAACATCGATATTAAGGTATCAAAATATATTTTTTTCTTGTCATAGGTAGAAATGAGTTCAATCACAACCCTTGCTGTGATGAAGCCGCAGCAGAAGCACAAGCTAGCTGAGCCGAAGCAGCAGCATGATCATTACATTAAACTCAAAAACACATATAAATGTTATGTGACAGATGCTGCGAAAACCGTATCAGTTTTGTCTTTGCTATCGGGTGATCCCAATATCGTAGTGTCAATATGCCTTGGAACGGTGTGTTCGCAGGCTTATACTTCGGAATTCGTCGCCTATGTCGATGACATAGAAAACAGGAAGCTTCCTGTTCACATCATGGTACCGGTTTGCATGGTTTTGATTGAGGCTATCGTGAATCACAAAACGAGTTTGGATTTGGATTACCTACAGACATTCGCTGGATTTTTCAGTTACAGGTTTGCAATATTAAAAATGTTATTCGACGACTGCAGAGGCAGTGTGGAGTGAATAGATTTTTTTGGTTTATCGTAATTTTTTCATTGAAATCGCGTTGCCCAAATCGGATAATTCATTGATTTTGCTTCACCAAACGCGCCATTCCCAGAAATGCCACTAAACCAAGTTTCATCTGGTATGATTAAATCGCCATTCATATATTTATATAACATACTCATCACCGATTGATCATGTCGGTGATTTTCATTTTCAGTTGTATGAACATCCGTATGGATTGTGGGATCTTCACTTAACATCTTTAAGTGTTCTGCAAAAAAATTCATCACAAAACTTGTCTTCCTCATTATTAATATTCCACTTAATAATTGATTATGCTGTAAGTACTCGTCTACTTTTACTGCGTATCTACTCTCAAAATAATTTAGGAAATGTTTATTGGTGTAAAATTCCTCTTTGCAATTATCTCCAAGTTGAAATCGTAACAGTCCTGTCCAATGATTATTTACCATTTCGATATACTCGTTGAATCTTTTCTTGGCATTTGCTCTGTGATTTATGCTACACCCTGCATCAACATACACTAATATATCATTATCTTTCAATGTTTTTAACTTTTCATATATTATGTACGGTTTCCAAACCCAATAACCACCTCTTGCCATCCCCCAAACGCTGCCGACCTTTTTAATGAAGTCTTCATCTACATCTTCTTCGGTGACACATTTGAATTCATCAAAGTAACCACTACAAATCCCTTGCTCTTCTATCTTTGATTTGCGATTTTTAAAGGTTCTGGAGGCATATGAAATCCCATGTACTCTTTGTTTTTCGACCATGTTCAATTTCGATTTTATTGCCCATTCTAATGTCTTGTAGTAATTATCCAATACAAATTTACTTTCTCTCTTGAAAACATCTAATAGTATTGTTCGGTGTAATCCACTCCTCACTTGTTGTCTCATTAATTCTTCGTTTTCTACATTCACAAATATGTAACTTTCCTGATCCAAAACGTTCTTCTCGGGATAATCACTCCCCCAATACAATGGAATACAACCTCCCTCTATCCCATGCATGATCTTCTCCGTGCAGTATCCTACACTACTCGAGTTCTCTGGACATATTGTGTATTTCGATTCGCTTATGAAATTCAATTTGTCTTCCCACCTATCTCCTAACACGATTCCATTGGGTTTGTGTCCTCCAACACAATGCACCTCTCCATATTTGCTTAATTCATCCAATATTTTCCCTCTCGCGCCGTTGCGATCATGTCTACATACCAATGTGCCGAATTTTGTTTGTTTATTTATATTTTCTGATCTTTGTGTCAATAAATGTGTGATAAAGTTGTCTCTGTCGTTTTTCATGTTGTAATAATTGTAATAGGTGATCCATAACGGTAATCGTATTTTATCATTGCCAAAATCTGTCGAATGAAATCCTAATCGAAGATCAAAGATGTTTCTCATATATTCTTCGTCGTTCAGATGACTGTATTCTGGTCGCTCTAAATTTTCTCCCGTGAAAAAGATTTTGATTCTCGCTTTGGTCTTCTTAACTTTTTCCACATCTCCGAAGCAAGAACAGAATAATATATCTATTCCCACCGTATCCGCTGAGACAAATTCGACTTCTTTGTCAAATATACTGGAACAGTAATTATAGAGCCAGTAATCGACCTGTTCTTTTAATGGCCAAAAATTTACATATGATACTTTGATTGACATAGGAGTGTATTTCCATATTATAACCTAATTTGACTACTGCAATAAACGCATTCGAAGACGCACACTTCGATCCTGTGATCCGACACTATCATATTATCTCGATCAAATCGACATGACCTAACATATGTCGTCTGCAGCACATCTTCGTCAGACCGAGTTTGTTTAGAATTTCACCGTAGTTCGCGTCATAAAAAGCCAAATTCTCTTTCTCCTCCTTTCCGCCCACAGCTTTCATGTTCTCGATTTTTTCTCGCTCTTCCACGAAATATTCCCACTTATCTCCAAGTACCTTCCCACATGTGAAACAACGTACTGGAATAATCATTAAGACATATGACACCATAACTCTTTAAATGACTTTTTGATTTTACAAAAGGTCATCCAATGGCGACTTGAACTGGCAAACGGCGTCTTCATAGTGAACATAATCAACAGATTTTGCCCCGCTCTGCATAAATGTATCTCGCAATTCAATCACTTCGACCAATGATGGTGGCATGAAATCTTCTGGACTGTTTATACCAAGAATGAACACGCGTTTATTTGATAGTTGATCTTCCATAGAACGGATGGCTTTGAGTTCTTCTTCCCAAAGATACTTATCACCTATAACAAGACCGTCGAAATCTCCCGCCGCGTAGCTTTCCTCGCGATCCTGGTCGTCATCTCTTACTCGGAATAAAAATCCAACAGCTTTCGCAGTGACTGTCCGTCCACGAGAAAGATGGAACTTTCGGAGAGGACTTTTCTTATAGCCATTGCAATGACCATGCTTTCGCCCATGGCCATCACTATGAAAGGGACGCGACGGTTTGGTGCTCGAGACGGCGAGTATGTTCATTTGTTTGGGTGCGTGCGGTTGTGTTCGCGGAATGAAAGTCGAGAAACATAAAAAATAGTTTCAAGAAATATATTTGTGTTGAAATATCCGAGAAAAGTATGTAAAACTCTCAATAACAGATCAATCTCAAAATATGTCGTTGTACTTTCTTTGATTTTTGAAACAGCAAAATCGTAGTTCTATCAGATGATCCATATTACTGAAATCATAGTCGTTTCCATCGTAATCTGAGAATCTAATGCGAAGTGTTCTCATCGCGGGTATCGGAGGATTATATTGCTTTATGTAACTCGCGTCCATGTATTTGGACTCCAGATCGTCCTTCTTTATTATCGCAAAACATTTGTTCGTCGCATCGTTTTCACTGTAATTTAAACTTGTTTGCCCAAGATGAAGCGAGATGTATCGATCCGTTCGCAAGTCGGCTTGATATGGAAATGGATGTACTACCCGATCACCTGCAAACACGAATGATTCAGAAGGCTTCAACCCTAAAATTTTAGTCAATGGCGACTTCGTTTTACCACGGTCTCCCAGATTCGCAACGTAATATGTAGGAGCCGTATGATCATAACCACCGCTGCGTATTGGCTTTTCCGCTGAACTTGCCGAGGTGTTTCCTTCACTGAATATTATCCCACCACTTCCCAATGTCGTCATCACGGTCACTTTGTTTTCCTGTTTCGATACCCCAAATGTCGTCGACGTATCCGAATTTTTATCATTCAACTCTTGGACAATCTCTTCCAATGTATAACTTCCAGGTGATATGACTATTATAGTATAAGCTTCCCTCCCCACATATGTATTAAACCTCGTTGAATCGCCTATAATTGCATACTCCAATACATTATTGGTCTCGCTTATAAGATATTTCGTGAATGGAATATCAAAACTTATCAATTCAACAGACTGAACGTCAGTCACATCCTCCGATAGAGGTAAATCATACTTATTTGGATGTGGAAAGTAGTCTAAATTTCTCTCTCTGCTGTCGATAATGTAACGGTAGTACCTTTTGTTGACGTCCTTATCCGATCTCGACGGAGGTTCAATCAGAGCATGGGCTTCCATGAACTTCTTCGTCTCTTCTAGCGACCCTAAACTCATATCGATATTGATTAATCCAGATATTTTTATTTCGAATTCTCGACGAGATTCTTATTCACTCTGTACCAATTTCAACATGGATTTCCTTCGTTTTAGAGCTTCTCTTTTCGTATTGATACAATCGCATCTGCATCTTTGACACTCTCGGATACTCTATACCTTTTTCAACAAAAAGCAAATGCTCGCCACTTTGTTCTATTCTGCCCTCGTGACCGTCACCATCAATACTAAATAACTTCTTCTCTTTGACAATTTCGGAAACAGCCAATTCAAATATCTTACCTTTCTTTTCATATCCAAGCTCGGTTTTCAATGACGCAATACTGATGTGTCGCAGTTTTTTGTTTTGAAATGCCATTATTATCCTCTGCTCGATAGAATGAATGTCGTGCTTCATCAGGCGACGGTGATCGACGGATTCTTTCACCACATTTGCGCATGTTCGCTCTGATACCAATATCTCGTGTTTTACACGTTTGTTGCGCATCGTGATTGAGTCCTTCACAACCTTATCGGTACTGTCTGATCCAGTCAATGAGCAGTCTATCGCATTTGATTTCAATATACCTTCGATTTCACGTATCCTTTTGGTGTTTTGTTGCTGTGTTTTAAACGTGTAATAGTCCAAGCTTTCATCGATTATCCCTTTCGAATCCGCCGGATACACGCAGCAGTGCTTGTAAACAGTGACGTTCCTTTGATCGGGGTCGTGAGATTCATGGCTGAACATTCTGATACCTCGGCCAATTATTTGACTTTGCTTACTCTCGTTATACCAAGGTTCTAAAATGTGAATCTCGCGCACATTCTTGAAATCAACACCTTCTTTGACAACGTCCGTGCACACGATCACACGTATGGCATCCCCTCTCGAGTTGCTTTCGCTGTTTACCGCTTCGATTAAAGCTTTGTTGTCGAGATGTGGTTGAAACATCCCTCCTTCATCTGATCTACTCGTCAATAAAGCGTATTTTTGCGTGCGACTTCCCTTCTTGGCGCGTATAAAGTTTTTATCGTCTCCATATCTATCGAATCCCGCTTCTTCCAACGCAACACATATCGGCCATGTACCCGAACCCCTGAATCGTGAATAAATCATAATTATTCCTTCTCCTTTGGCGAGATTGACAGACTCGAGGATCGCGTGGATTTTTGGAGATATGACTTTCAACCGTCCTTCTTTTAACTCAGAGTCTTCTTTCTTATATTTGAATAAAGCACCTCCCCCTTCTACTCCTCTAAAATAGTCTTTGAAACCTTTTGCATTTTCACCGTAACATATATTCACCAACCTTTGTTCCAATGCCTTCATGGCATACTGTTTGCCTTTGGCTTCTCCCTTCACATCAAGCGATCTTAACACGTCGATCTGATGTTTCGATAAGTATGATTTATATATGTAGTCACGATGCTCTATGACGTCTTTATTTGTTTGATCCTTAAATGTATGTGGATCGTCGGCTTCCGTGAGTTTATATTCCTGACTCTCGTCTCCAACAAATGGAGAGAGCATCGACGGATAGGCACCGCTCGTCTTGTCGATCGAAGCATATGACACATAATTAGAACTAAAATAGATCAATAACTTCTTAAACTCGGCCGTTAAATTGTTATCGAAGTTCGTGTCCTGTACCACTTTTGAGAAATGTTTTGGGAAAGACTTGTCGTTGAGCATCAGTACCTTCATGATGGGCACGATCTCTGATGGAAGATGAAACATGGGAGTCGCTGATATTAGGATGAGTCTTACGTTTTTCGCGAATTTCATAATTAACTCCATAAACTCTATGAACCCTTTGCTGTTCACGCGTGTTTCAGAATCATCGATCCGCATGTTATGTATTTCGTCATAAATGATCACTCGGTTAGAAAATGTAACTCGGATGTACTTTTGTATCGTAGAATGAAGAATATATTTCTCTTCCTTCATCTTGTCGAGAGCCTTTTTTACGTCGTCTGTCTGTTCTTCATTTTTAAGCTGTTTTTCTTTGTCAATTATTTCTTGCATCTTCTTTTCAAAATTGATATCCCTTTCAAAGTCATTGAGTAACTTTCGAAGTGTTCTGAAATCAAACTTTTTGGAAACATATTGGCTCACGTTCCTTTCCATTTCGGAATCGTTCCATAATTTCCAAGCCGGAGATATCCGATTTAATATCGAGTCACCAAGACAACCCAAAGTCTTACCATTAGACAAAATTTCATCTTTGAAACGTTGTTGCACAACATCCGATCCAATGATCATTACTTTACCTTTCAACACATCTAAATAATTCTCGGCAACACCAAGTGAAGAACAAGTCTTCCCCATACCTGTAGAGTGCCATATCAAAATCCCCGTATTCCCACTCTGTTCCGACAGAAAGCGCTTCAAAAATCGTTGCTGGTTACTCAGTTCGAAGGTACTCGTGTCATCAAAGAGGGATTCTAGCGTGGGATGTATGATGAGTGAACGACTCTGTTTTTCAATCTTTTCTTGCATACTTCTCTCAATACGAACGTGTTTTTCCTGCATCAATTCGTCTCTCACTCGCTCCTTCTCTTGGTAGTCAAGAGCATTGTCATACCTGGTCAAGTGTTCTCTTATGTCTTCATATGTTTTAAAAAGTAGTTCCCCACCCATTGAAATTACAGAAGATTTTTTATGTCGGCTGTTAAAGTTTTTTATGTCGGCTGATAATGACAGGTTATGGGTTTCTCGCATTTCTGATTTTCTTCATTTTTTTGACACGTTTTTTCTTACTTTCGCTACAATCGACATTTTCGAAACGAAAGCAGTTAACTTCTATTCATCAAAAACACGAAAATCGTGTTTTCAAAAAGTATTTTTCTTCGTGAAAAACAAAAGTGAAATAGA